CGCCAATATCTTCCACAGTGATTCTACCTCGTGCACCCCACACGCAATCGACCTTTCTCACTGTTTCCGACTAGCTTGTAGCTACCTTGCCTTCCGCGCCACGGCTACGAACCCCTAGCTACATTGGGGCCGTTCCGTCGGAAGTAGTGTTGCATTCGTTCCGACCCGCACAACCGATCGAAGTTGGTTGTGGCACTACTGTTGCTCGCAACAAATAGTGGGACGACGACGTTCAACTAGCAGCCCATCCACTGCTTCTCCTCCACGAGTAACCTTCTCGACCTCATCTCGTACGCCAAACTTCTACGTATGAGCGAGATTCTTGTGACTTTCCCCCAGGTGTACAAATCCTCCTCCCTCAACATCCTTCCCATCTCCGCCTGCACTTCAGCTGCCAGTCCCCACCCACCATGGGTTGACGGTTTGTTCGCCCCGCTGATCCAATCGATCCAAACGTTGCGACTCCACGCCATCCACAGGACATACACCCAATCATGATCGGATTCAGATATCAGCACCTTCACCGCTTCCCACCCACCGGGCAGCAGCTTAACGACCGCAGAGCGGACGAACATCGGGTCGAGCATCAGCTTAGGCTTTTTGACGTATCTAGTGTCGCCTCCTGTAAAATCGGGGTACACCACGTCTTGGCTCTGTAGCCTTGATCTCTCCTTGTTCGAAGCATTCCACGACTGTCCCTCAACGGCTTCCAACATACTTTCGGCTGCTGCCCGGGCGACGCTCTCGTTCTTATAGATGTCGCCTCTAGTGCCCATCACCGCTGTAGCATGCTGCTTAACAGATGCCGGTATCAGTTCAACGTTCGTCTTCGCTACCCTCCTGCGCTCCCATGCCTCTCCTTTGAACTCCTGCTCTTCTATGGAGTACCATCTAACAGGTGAGTCGTAAGCTCGGTCCGGTTCCATTCCTAGTCCTCCCACGGCTTTGGGCGTTCTCAGCAGATCTTCGATTTCTCCAGCTTTACACCTCAGCATGCCGCACATGTCGGAGATCAAGTGCGCCCTAGCCACTCGCAGGTTCGCGCCTCGGCCCACTACCTGGGACCACTGCTCGGCCATAGCTCGCGCAGACAACTTTCCTCCCGCCCAGGCGTTGGCGTAGAGTATGCTCGGAACAGCTCTGGGCAAGTAGCCCTCCCGTTTACCCGGCTCAAGCACATAGCGCAGGAACTCAGTGCGGTCATCATCCACGAAAAACTTCTTCGGGTTGACCGGCAAAATGCGCATGTACAGGGTGACCACAGAGTACGCCTCGGCCCAGGAGTTCGCGAACAGGAGCAAGTCATCACCTTGGAAGCACAGCGCCTCTGGCGGTGGATGGG